AACCACACATATTCATTGTAAAGTGCTTCAATTAGTTGTTCAATAGTGGGTTTCATTTAGTTTCAATCAACCAGTCATATTTGTCAACCATGTCACCACAACTCTGGCAACCTAATGCACTCCAGGAGAGGTGATAGATTGTCTTCACATGGTTACACTTAGGGCACTGAATAAGTTTTCCATACCTACCAGTTCTTGAGGTTTTCTTTACGGGTGCAAACTCAGTTTTCATCTTGGAAGAGTAGAGAAAGGTCATCAATGAACATAAACTCATAGTTCCCATCTTCAGGGTCTTTATCGTCTACCATCCACTCTTCATAGATGGCATTAGATGTATCATAATCCCCTTTATCAAAAGCAGTTTGAAACAACCCAAAGAGAGTTTCACTCATCAGATCCAAACAATCTTGTTTCTCTTGGTTAGTCATAATGAAGTCAGTGTCTATACTATAGGAACAGTTTAGAGGTTACTAACAATAAGTTTTGAGAACGTTCTCCAGATCTTGCACAGCATACATCATGGCAGATTTACTGAAACCAACAGCATGTGGAGCAGTTTTCTCTATATTTTCCACCAAAGAACTATCTGCATCATAATCAACTTTGTTGCACATGTTGATAGCAATGTTGAGAGAATCAATGACTCTCTGAAGTTTAACTTGATCCATCAATTCCATGTCATTCATACTAAAGGGACAGTTTAGAGGTTACTAACTTTATTTGGAAGGGAGTTGGAGCAACTGCTCATAGAACTTCTTGAACCCACCATTCTTTTTTCTCTCAAAAAGTTCAGGGTTCTTATACAAAACCTTAGTGTTGGGTTTGTTTAACCAAACACCATAACTTACCTGAGGAGAGACACGCCCACCTTTCTTGGTGTAGTATGCTGCACTCTCAATAAGTTCCTCCATAATATCAGAAACCTTTACTTCTGCAACATATATCAACTGACCATCTTGGGTGAACTGATGTACCAAACAATCCCATTCTACCTTCTTAGGTAGAGTTGGAGCACCATCTGGAAATACAATAGAAGGACCAGACTTATTATCTACACAAGTGCCATCAGGTTTGTACCCATCAGGATGACCTTGACCCCCATAAGAAGGAGTGTAACCTAACAATGAACAAACAAAATCTTCTCTAAGTTTGTTATTATCAAGAGCAAGATGTTGTTTGAGAAGGTTGACAAAAGGAACCTCAAAATCCTCAGGTTGTTCTAACCCAAGGATGCATTGAGCGATTCTAAAATCCATAACAAAGTCAATCTGTAATAATGAAACACTTTAGAGGTTACTAACTCTATCAGTTTGCCATTCTCTTGGCAACTCTACCTAAGATCTTGGTCTTTCCTTTACGATCAGGGTTCTGACCAGTTTCCTTCTTATACTTGTCAGTTTCTTGCTTCTTCATTATATCTTTCAGGACTGCCTCACCTTTACGCTGTTGTGACATTCTTTCAGATCTTGTCATACCACTTGCTTTTTGTGGTTTATAGTCAGGTGATACTTTCTTCTCAGGTTTCTTAGTAGAAAGCAGTTTAGTTGCTTGCTTTTCTGCATCCTTGCCACTGGTCTTTGTGACACCTGCTTTATGTGTTCCACCTGCTTTCTTTGCAGCAATTCTTGCTCTTGCTGCTGCTTTTCTTGCTTCTTTTGCTGCTGCTGCCTGTGCAGATGCAGCAGATCCTCTCTCCTGAGTTGGTTGTTGTTCTCTGGTTGAGCGTTGTCTTTGCTGACCAATGTCCTTTCTATCTTTATATCCAACTGGTGCAGTTTTACCACCACCAACTGCTTTCATTCTTCTTCTTTCTGGTTCTGATTTCTTACGCTCAGCACCAATTCTTCCACCTTCACCTTGCTTGCGAATCTGTGATCTTCCTGCTACTTCAGGATCATATGCTTCTGCTGCTGGTAATGCTTTTCTTTCTGGAGTTCCTCTCAGTCTGCGTAATCTTGCAGCAACACTTCCAGACTTTCTTTCAGCATCTCTTGCAATATCTCTCTCCTTTCTTGCACCAGCAACTCCTTGTCTTGCTGCTGTCTTTTGTCTTGCCTTTTCTGTTTCTCTCTTATACCTATCCATTCTACCTTGAGATGTTAATCTCTCCTTTGCAGCATCTTTTGCTTTCTTTATTCCTGCACCTGCCGCACTTGCTGCTGCACCAACAGTTGCAGCAGTTCCTTTTTTGACAAACTTATTTACACCTTGCTGTTGCCTTGCTTGGAAACCTGAATCTCCACCAATAGTGCCAGAAGTTGATGCTGATCTCACACCAACTTCTTGTGCTTCTGATACAAACTGATGAAAGGATTTCATTCTCTGGACGTTACTCTGTCCAATTATTTATTCTTCCTAAGTTTAGCAATAAACTTGCGTGCTGTCAAGACATTTTTACAATACTTAACCACTTTTCCATGCTGTATGATTGCCAGTTGTTGTTTAGCACCAATCACAGGAACAGCAGCACACATGTCCTCATCTTCCCAGTTTTTACCTACAATAAACCCATAACTTTCTGGTTTAGCATGTAAGATAGTTTCATGATGATCTCTATGCAAGTCTTTCATTTGTCACTTTTATTCCATTCATGAGGATGATAGAATCTCTTTTCATTTGAGGTTTCAACTGCCCTCCTCACACTATCAGGTCCAATGTTCTTTCCCTTGATAGAAAGTCTGTCATTGTGCTTATTATATTCATCAATGACTTTATGCAGAATCCATCTAGGAGAATCAAATCCACTGATACCCTTCACTAACTCTTTTTGACTGAATTTGCCATTCAATTCATTTAAGCAAAAATTTCTGAAGTGTTCTTGCCTTCCATTAGTCAGACCTTCACTCATGAATCTGTGAATAAAACACACACCCCTAAATGCGTCACCTTGCACATAATCATTATTTCCATAAATTGCTTCAAAAAAACTATGTGCTTTCAGAAGTCGTAGTTCTGTTCCTACTGCATAGTCTGCATCAATAGCATAGTAGAATTGGGAGAACGCCTTGACTTCTTTTCTTGTGCAATCTGAGGAACCAAAGTCATCACAATGATAATCCATTGCTGACATGAGATCATAAACTCTTTGTGCAGTTTCATCACCAACAATCAAATCTGCTCTGAGTTTGTCTACCTGAGTTAGTTGCTTTCTCTTAGTGTTGATTGCTAAAAATGCCTTTGCTTCTGCTTCTTCAACTTCAACAAGAGTTGCATTTTCATCATGCTTGAGGACCATTGCACAAAATCCTTCTCCTGGATATTCACTGTCCACATACTTAATTCCTTTGTGTTGACCATCTATGATGTAAGTCCCAGAGTAATCATCAAGAGATTTTGGTCGTTCTGAAACTAAAGCAGGAATCAGCAGATTAAAATCAAGCATCCCATATTCAGTAAGTTTTTTGGGAGACAAGTCTCTTTGATACTTATCTTCTACCTTAAAGTCTAAGACTTGTTCAATGGTATAATGTTTGATTTCCAATGGGGTATTCAAATACCCTTTGACTTTTTTATATTTCTTTTCGTTATTAAGTTGTCTGATTGTCTTTGCCATGTTAAATCCAATTAAGGGATATTTGAGAGCAACTAAAACTCTCTTCAATAATAATATCAGATTATATTGTAAGTGTCAACTACCTACGAACAACACTAATAGCAGGTTCACCTTTCTCAAACACAGTGTCAACAACTGCTTGGATACTCTTTGCAGTGCTGATGCCAACTTTGTCATACACAGGGACGCAAACCAGACCAAACTGTTTGGTATTGTCACCCAGACGAATTACCCTACCAATGGTCTGACTGATGCCAATGTAGTCCATGTTGCGCATAAACAATACTGCCTCAAGTCCACTGACATTGATACCCTCTGCAAGGATACTGTGGTGTAGAACAACAAACTTCTTTGTGCTATCCTTACCCCACTCATTCAGAGTGTCAAAGAACTTCTCACGATCAACCTTCTTGCCATCAATAACTGCACCAGTCTTAGATGTAATATACATCCAAGAATAACCACGAAACTCCAACTGCTGACAGAAGTCAGATTCAGACACCAACTTGACAATTTGCTTGGTAGAGCGTGCACAAATCAGGATCTTATTGAGAGAGTTCTCATCAATGGTCTCAAGCATGTTGCTGGCATCACGCTCAGCAACCATCTGCTTATCATGCACCATAGGTAGTTGCTTGACCACAACTTTAGGAGGGAGAATATAACCCTCTGCCACCATTTGAGTAGCAGGAACCTGTGCAATCACCTGACCATAGATCTCAGGCATGTTCATGCCTGGTTTAGAGATAGTCAGAGAGTGCTTAGGAGTTGCAGTAAAGAAATACTTGCGACTTGCCTCCTGAGAGAAATACTCAACAGCAGGGAAGAAGTGACGCTGGACACTGTTATGTGCCTCATCAAAGTAGATAGT